TTAGAGTGATAAGACATAGCATTAGGAGCTATAGAATCACATAATCTATCTGTAAAATCATTAGCCCCACTAAATACAAGTATTCGTTTGTCTGTATTGTCTTTAAATATACTCTGAAACTTAGTAATTTTATTCTCTGCAAAATCAACTATACTTTTACGAATTCTTATACATCTATAGAATTGTGCTGCCGCTTGCTTGTCTGCAGGCGTTGCATTTTTATCACTCATGATTGTTTTTGCAGTGTCAAAAGCATCAAATTGTCCAAGTTTATATTTCCAATAAACAAATTTATTGTTAATTTTTTTATACTCAGACTGCTCATCTACAGTTAAAGTTACAGGTACACAGCTTATCTTGTAAGGACTAACTATCCCTAATTTTACACACTGATCTAATGTAATCTTATATGCTGTAGGCGCTATCTTCTCTAAAAGCTCTTTGTATTCAAACTCTTCTGGGAGAGTAGCAGTCATGCATAATAAACTATCATAAGAGTTATACTTAAAAAACTTTCTGTATTCTACACTCAGTCCTAAATGCACTTCATCACAAATTACTATACTATAATGCTCACCTTTAAGTTTATACGCACTTTGATAGCATAAAACCTCAACATTAGAGAGACAATCTTCTAACCCCCATTTAGTAAACTCGTCACGAAATTGATCTTGTAACTGTACTGTAGGTACTAATACTAGTGCTTTATCTCCTGTCTTAAGAGCGTGAGCAACAGCTAAAACACCTACCCTAGATTTACCAAAACCTGTCCCGGCTATAATAGATCCAACAAACCCTTGACTAGCCCAGGAGTTAAGAGATTTTTTCTGTTCTATGTCTCTTATTTTATTTATTTGTTGTGTCACAATGCTTTCCATAACGTAACTGTTCTATTAGTTTGACTATCATAAGTTGTTCCATCAGTGCTTACAAGACCTAAACCTACTAACTCTGTTACTCGTCCTGTCACTCTATTTATATCCCAATCTAAAGCTTTGGCTATCATTCTATTTGTAGACGCACCTTTACTTATAAGTATATCATAGACTGCTTTTCTTTTACCATCTATGCTGCTTTTTAACTTTTTAAGGGAGTTAACCTGTGTTTTTCTAATCATTTTTATTTATTTTTATTTTTTAATTCCTTAAATATCTTTAGATACCTAGCTATAGTTCTTGATACAGTGATATAATCACATCCTACAATTTCAGCTATATCTTTCATAGGTGTATCTAAATGAGACATCCAATAAGCAAGTATTCTAGACCTCCTTTCTGATAGTACAGAATATATACCGTTATCTAATAACACTATTCTTTGTGTTTCTTCCATGTGTTCTACTATTAACTCTGTAGAATCTTTTTCTGTTTCTCCACTATATTTCCATAGTTGATCTGCAGTCTTTACAATAGGACCATTATCTTTTGTCCATTGCTGTTCTTCTTCCATTTGTATGGCTACATGATGTCTTGTTTTCATAATTATTTTTTTAATTACCCTACTCCAGGGTGAGCGTGTATTAACCGTTAGTGGCATTATTGCCTAGGTGCTCACCCCTTCGTAATACTTATTTTTCCCAACAATTGCTAACTGTTACTTCAGCTTTTAACAAGCCATTAGTTACTATCTCTAATGCTGCGTCTTCCATTATCTTTTTCATAATTACTGTCCATTCATCTAAATACTCATTCTTACATATAGTATCTATTTGATCATGCACAGTCATTACTAATTTAACAGGCGCATTACTCCCAGCTATATGGTTACGCATTAATACTAAAGCTCTCTTAGTCATGTCTGCACTAGCTCCTTGTATAGGTGTATTTTTACTAGCACGTTCTATACTACCAAGCTCCATCATAGATGATTTATTGTCCCATATTTTAGGGTACCAATTACTAAACCATCTCTTCCTATTATAAGGAGGAAACGTTTTGATATACCCATACTTCTTACCATAGTTCCCTAGTTTATCTAAGAATCCTTTGATTGACGGGAAGGCTTGGAAGTATTTTTCGATGAGTTCTTTAGCTGCCTCCACACTGATGTTAAGAGTATCAGAAAGCTTATTAGGGCCCATCCCATAAGCAAGCCCGAAATTAATAGTTTTGACATTTGTTCTAAGTTTTTTATGTGAAGGACATTTGCATTTACTTTTATTTTTAAAATACATGCAATCATCTTCTCCACTTGTTAACCAATTCTCACCATATACTAGCTCGGCACACGTAGAGTGTAGATCTTGATTATTCTTTAGCGCTTCTATCCAAACTGGATCTTTGCTTCCAAAAGCTATAACATTTAACTCTTGTGATGAATAATCTGAACTGACAAAACTCCAACCATCGGGTGCAGTGAAACAATTCCTGTATATATTATCAGCAGGTATCTGCTGCATATTAGGCTTGCTACTACTTACACGGCCAGTGTCTAGTATTTGATGAAAGTTAGTGTGAATTTTATTATCTCCAGCTAAGTTTTTAAAGAATGCATCACCATACGATGTGCATAGTTTCATTGCTTCTTTATACTTAACATACTTATCTATTAATGGGAACTTATATCTATATTTATACATCTGCTTACCATTAACGTTTTCTAGTTTAGGTACTATGTTTTGAAATACCTCAAGAGCTTGTTTAGGGGAAGACCATTTAATGTCTATATCTCTAATATCTTCATTAGGAGTAAACATATCTGTTTGTATGTAGCTCATTACAAAGTGATTAACCCTGACATCATCCCTAACCATTTTATCTAGTTCAATTTCTAAAGTAGTTGCTTTATCCATATTTACAGACTCTATTTGTTTCCATGACTCTACATCTAAATCTAAGCCATTGTATTCTATGTCTGCAAATGCTGTTACTGCACTATTTTCTAAATCTATTAAATTATTTAATTTGTTCTGATCTATTAAAGGGAGTTGATGTTTTCTTACCCCTATTAAATACTCTACATCTTTAGCTCCGTAAACTATTTGGTCAGCTTTAAATGGTTGTCCTGTTAACCCTATAAATTGATTACGTACATCTTTATTTAATTCTACATTTAAATATTTCTTACACACATCTTTAAGACCATACCTAACATTGTCTTTACCACAATTTAAAGCACGTTCAGTCAAGAATGTATCATAAATGCCTTCACATTCTATATTACCCCATCTTTTAATAAACTTGTAGTCAAACTTAGCGTTGTGAAAAATTTTCACGATGTCACGGCTTTCAAGTATACTTCTAATAGGCTCAATACTAACAACTCTAGTGTCTATTACAAACTGTGTGTGTTCATCACCTATCTGAAACATAATCATTTTCTTACAAGTAAAATCAAATCCTTCAGTCTCAGTGTCTACACCTAATACTTTTTTATCTTGACAATACTCAACCACATCATCAATTGTCCCTAACTGATAATGTGATGTAGGTATTGTATTTTCTGATCCATCTATTAAATAAATCATTGCTTTAACCATTGATCTTTATACTGAGTATCTGCTTGCATGTCTATATGTTTATCATAATCTTTTTGTGCAGTTATAATTTGATCTGCAATAAATTTAGCTTTAAAAATGTCAATGAATTTATAATCAAATGTAAATCCTATTTTGTTATTGATTCTAGCATTTTTATATGCATCTAAAAAGAAATCTGCAGTCCCATCTTCAACCATACTGTAAATCCATTTCATTTGTCCCATAATTATATATTTTTAGTTAATATTTCTACTTCTGCTATTCCACTAGTTGTTTTACAATTTGAATAACTAGAACTTCTATGTCCAAACATCATTTGATAACCAATGTCATCTTTGATAATCTTAGGTATATTCCATTGTTTAACTACTCGTTCTCTCATTATCTTCTTACCCTGAAAGGTAATTTCCTCTAAAATTGTCTTGTTTGTTACAATTGTAGGGCTTTTATATGTATTTTTTGTCGTCATACTTAATTTTGTTATATTTATTACAAATATACTAATTTTTATTATAATTTATAAAGATTTTTAGTATAAAATAAACAGAGGAGCCGTCAAGCTCCCCTATCTATTTTAATTTAACAAATCCCCATTTGTTGTTATGCTAAATCTTCACTGTATTCTTCTACAAGCTCTCCAGTTGATACATCAACACTTTGAAGTGCTGATTCAATTGGGTCAGATTTTAAGAATGTATGATTCATAGTCTCAACACTTGGATCACAGAAACTAACTTTAACATCTCTGAATACTACATTTCCACTATGTTTTATAAAATCTCCACCAGCACCTGCTCTTTTACCGTATTTTTCAGTTATTGCTTTAACTTGGTCCTCTTCATCAAATATATTTAATTTGTCTTCAGCCCATTTAAATTTATCTTTAGATATTACAGTATTTTCTACAATTACAGCTCTGAATCTAATGTTACATTCTTCATTTAGCTGTGGATTATAAACTGCAACAGGATTTAATATGTTTAACTCAAGCATTTCTTTAGTCTTACCTGCTTTAGTTCTAAACTCTTGCCAGATACCATTGTCAATGTCTAATTCTTCAACTCCTAACATTAATTCTAAGTTAGAAACTGTAATGTTTTGCCACGCTAATGTTACACTCCCTGAATTAGTGAATCCTTTGTATCCAGACATCATCATACCTAAACCATCGTATTGTCCTGCTGTCTTTGCAGCTGATGCACGAGATGTGTTTACAATTCCACCTTCGTATAGCTCTAACGATACTATATCAGGATTTGATGTTCTGATTACTTTTGTTAATACTACCTGACCTGTTTTTAGTGCTTTTAGGTCTACTCCTTGTGCACTGTTTAATTGATTTGCCATTTTTTATTTATTTTAATGGATTATTATGATGATTTTAAAAAGGTATATCATCAACCTTGTTTATTTTGTTAGTAACATTATAAGTATCAAAAGAATTATACCTACATATGCGTAGGATAATTCTCTCATTGATCTTATATATTTCTCATTATTTCTCATATTTTAACTTAATTTCTTTTATCCAATCTTTATAAGTTATAGTTCTTACATCTAACTCTTGTAATTTCTTACTAGTTGCAGGATGTGCAGCTAATCTTACACTCATTGGTGCCAAATAACTTGGTCTTGTTTTATAGTTAAATAGTTTATCCATTATAGGGTAAAGTATAAGCTTTCTAAATTTTAATCTCATCTCTTTATTTATGTTTAGTTAATGTTTAGGTTAAATAAAAGAACAGTTAGTCATCCCAATATCCTTTTGTGCTATATGACTCTTCGGTTTCCTCTTTGTGTTAGGGACGAGCGTGCGCACTGCGGACTCGTGTTTCACTATTCTTTATGTTAAATGCAACTGTAATCTCTTGCTCTGATTAAGTTAACTACTAAGCAGTCTAGACTACTGTTCGTGATTGTTATAAGTTGCATTTTAATTGTTTTAATAAAAGACTGTATCGCAACCTATATCTCATTCAATAGTAGGAATATAGCGGAAGG